AAGACCTAAACTGGGTCTACCTTCATTTGCAAAATAGTATTATAATGGAGTCATATGTTACAAAAGATAGGTTTTCAGCCAGGGATTAACAAACAGATTACAGACACAGGAGCAGAGGGTCAATGGACAGACTGCGATAATGTCAGGTTTCGTTATGGTATCCCTGAAAAAATAGGTGGTTGGAAACAACTAGGAGATGACGCTCTTACTGGTGCGGGTAGAGGACTCCATCATTTTGTAAATAGTAAAGCCAGAAAGTATGCGATCATCGGCACAAACAGAATTCTATACGCATTTTCTGGTGGTGTGTATTATGACATACATCCCATCAAATCTACAACAACGCTTACAAGTGCATTTACCACGACCAACGGATCAACATCTGTCACAATAACTTTCAGTGGAGATCACGGTATAGGTGAACAGGACATAATCTTATTAGACAACTTCTCATCAATAACCAATTCTAATTTTGCAGCAACAGATTTTAATGATAAAAAATTTATGGTGACTACCGTGCCAACAAGCACAACCATTACTATCACAATGCCCTCAGCAGAGTCAGGATCTGGTGCAACAACATCAGGTGGCATCAGGGTTCAACACTACTATCCCGTGGGTCCAGCAGTGCAAGCAAAAGGTTTCGGTTGGTCTCTTGGAACTTTTGGTGGTGAGGTAGCAGGAGAACCTACAACAACTCTGTCTGGAGCTATTAATTCCACAACCACAACTGGTATCATATTAGCAGATGTATCTCAATTTCCAGACTCAGGTACAAACTTTATAAAGATAGGAACAGAGGAGATATCCTACACAGGCATAAGCACGTCTAATGAATTGACAGGTGTTACGAGAGAGGTCAGAGGAACAGACGCTGCATCACATGGTGCAGGAGATACCGTTACCAGCACGACAAACTTTGTGGCTTGGGGTGAGGCAGCATCAGGTGACTTAGTATTAGAACCTGGTATGTGGTCACTAGATAATTTTGGTGACAAAGCCATATGTCTAATTCATGACAGTGCGGTATTCGAATGGAATTCTGCAGCAGCAGGAGCAGAGAATATCAGAGCCACTATCATATCTGGTGCACCCACTGCATCAAGACATATGTTGGTTTCTACACCGGATCGTCACTTGGTATTTTTTGGAACAGAGACAACTATCGGAGATACATCAACACAGGATGATATGTTTAT